GCACGTGACATTGCCGGGAAGACTTCAAGCACCTCGCCTGCAACACCACCGAACCTTCCGTCCTGGTCAACAACCACAGCATGGATCTGGTCAATAGCCGATGTGTTACCACCGTATGTTGCTACCCAATCAGAGGTTCCAGGAGCAGAGTCCACCAGATTGAAATATTCCCAGTTTCTTACAATGTTGGCTACAGTCGTGTTGCCATTGACCGTATTGCTAAGAACATAGTTGGCTGCAAGCTTGTTGGTATCTGTAAATGATACGTTAACAATTGCATGTGTTGTGTTTGTTGACAGGGTTCCGAGAGCACTAACCTTAAGGCTTTGTGTGCCCAGAGTAGAGTTACCGATCGTAATCAGATCACCAACTGAAAGCTGTGCAATGATTGTGTTTGCGTACGTATTTGCAGCACCAGCATCATTACTTGTTTCAAATTCCAGGATAGCCGTATTGGATCCGACTGCAATCTGAAAAGAACCCGTGATGGTGTTGCTGTTCTGTGCACCGATCAGGTCAATTGTTGACCCATATGCTGTGGCGCTATCGCACACACTTACACGCAGTGAGTCACCAATGTCGCCAGGATACTTGGCAATGTATAGAGCACCGGCTTCAAATGAGGCCTTTGTCTCGTAATCGGTCCTGCTCTTTACAACAACGTTAGCAGTGTTTACAGCAGAGGTATTTGCCACAGCATTGAGAGCTGAATTAGCGCCACCTGCTGCAGTGGTATCAGCGGCACGTGAAACATACAGTACGTTACCGTAGCCCAAAAAGTTAGCGGCTGTAAAGAATGTTTCAGCATTAAAACTGGTTGGTCGACCAAATGATTCAACCAGCTTATTTTCGCTGTCAATTAGGGCGGTCTCACCGATCGGACCCCAACGGAATACACCTGCAATTGCACCAACCGTTGTTGATACACCTGGGACCACAGTTGTAAGATCAATTTCCGATACGTTTACGCCTGGACTTACTTGATATGCCATCTTTATCTCCTTTCAAGAGGACTCTAAGTTTTTCTTATTTATTTAGAATCGGTCTTCAACATCTGAGAACCAATTACCTTGTCTTGGAGCTTCAAACACAACATCTTCGGGCATTCCATTATCAAAAAAGCCAAATGGCACCAAGTCCTGAGCAATCTCTTCGTCGGTTTTTTCCCGCAATCTAGCTAATGTATTTATTGAAGTCAGTTCCTTAAAGTACATCTGATCTGAAAGCCAAGCAAACAGTACCAGACCCATGACAAGGTCATCATGCTTACCGGATTCGGCTTCATATGAGATGCCTTTTCTGGAGAACGTAGAGAGCTCACTTATTGTCTCAAAGTCGTTTACAATCAGCTGATCCTGCTCAATGAGAAGCTTTAAGATAGAGCATCCGATGGACTTGACTGACTTGGTGGTTCGGATGCCTCGGTCCACATTTGAACCGAACCCAGATGTGATCCTCTTGCCCGCCCTACCGGCAGACTCAGTTGACAGTAAGTTCTCGTACTCAAAGTCATAACCTAATGAAGTAGAGACTTGCTCACCTATGTCGTTGATCTCTACTAGAACAGCGGCATTGTTGTACGACTTGCAGACTCTATAAAGTATGTCGGCATAGTCTATCGGTGTGATCAGATTATTCCTGTAAGTACAGACCTGCTTGTAGGGCATATCTTGGACATCAAATATACTGAATGCCGAGTAGTCTAGACCCTTGCCACGCGACACGTCAGCAATGCACACGTACGACCGATCCCTTCTGGGTTCTTCATACTTTGACAAACCGTCCTTAGAGAACACAGGTGTGGCATGCACCAACTGTTTGAGCTTCCACCCTGCAATCAGTGTGCCTGAGGATCCCTGGAATTCTACACAGTTGTGGTTGACTATTGTTCCAGTTAGATACTCATGCTTTTCACCGACACTAATAGGATCATATACGTATATCTCTTCATCAATAATCTTTTCAACAAAATCGGTCAGACTGGCTTCAACAAAAGACTCAGAGACTTTTATTTTGTGGTCTTCTGTGCACCTAATTGTTTGTCCGTCTATATTGAGAAGAACGGTTCTGGTTACTTTCTTTCTAGATATACCAGTAAAAGGTTTAAAACCGTCGGGTGTTAGGATTTTTACCCCTACTTGGTTTCTAGCAACTTTGACCATAACTTACTTTTTCCTGTAATAATGTTTCTAATCATTGTCTTAGAAACATTATATTGTGAACAATAGTACTTTGCAAAGGCACCTTCATATGTCAGTAGTTGACCATTTTTTACAGTATCTGCATCTGACAGATAAGGCCTATTTTTGTAAAGATTCAATATTTCTTTAACCTGATCCTCGGATAATTTTCTAGGCCTGTTCCCCTGTTCCTTACGTTTTAGTGATATTAGATTTTTTGTCTCTTCGGAATGGTTCATACCTTTGTTAGTCGGTCCTCTTTTCTTGGCCGACTCACTCATCCTTTTACGACTTTCATCACTGAACTTATAATGCAATGTATTAAAATTACATTTTCCATTATAGCCTTTTCCGTCACATGTCACATTTAGACCATTTCTCCATGTGTCATATTCTTGAATTCTTTTCTCTTCTAGGTCTTCAGCTTTCTCATAGTCATCAACCGTATCCAGGATCTCATAACTGCTGATGCCCATGCTGAATCTAGGGGATTTTGCATGTGAGCTAAATCTAGCCTTTACACGTTTTGTTATCCCAATATAACTTAATCCATCAAATCTAGTGATCTTATAGACGTAGAACATTGTCCAGGTCTCCCTTAAAACTCGACTCTATTTATTAATTGTCAGGTTTTAAGGGATACTGTTGCATGAAAAAGAAAAGATCTTCAATGGCTATTTCAAAAATAGCCTCATCAAGAGTTTGAACGGTGATCTTTGTGTCCCCAGAGATACAGAACTCCTGCGCAAACTTCTCGGTGTCAAAGTTCAAGCCCGCCAGTGTATTTCGACGCCACTCATCGTCACGCCCGGGAACCCTATCCCACCTGACCAAGATGCTTTTGTAGCCGTTGCGATTCTCTATGGCGTTCTGCCATATGGAGTAAAAGTGGTTGAGGCCGTTCGGTGTGGAGACCAGGACCACCTTTGTGCTCTTACCTGACGAGATGGTAGGATACACCGAGGTAAAGAATGTCTCCCAGTTGTCGATGAATGCGGCTTCGTCGATGAACAGTAGGTTGATCGAGAAGCCTCGGATGTTATCCGACGACGTAGCGGTCGCCAGGACTCGGCTGTTGTTCTCGAGGACAAACGATCCCTTGTTCCACTCGAGCACACCGTGCTGTAGCCACTTGGGAAGATGCTGATACGCCAGCTGGACCTTGCCTAGGATCTCTCGGGCAGTCTCAGCCTTGTTTGCAAGAAGGGCTACGTTCTTGTCACTATTAAAGAGGATGTACCACAGGATGAAAGCGCACGTGACAGTCGAGTTATGACTGAGAATCCCGCCGGTGTAATATCTATGATACGGATCATCAACACCCAGATCATACATGTGTTCAGAATTATCTGTACAGTATACAGCAGTTACTTGTTCTACCCCATCTATGGTCTGGATAAAAGATCCAACTGTTAAATCTTTGACAAAGACTTCATTAAAATTCTCATCAAAGACTATGTGGTCATCAGCGCATGATAGAGCTCTATTAGTCGTCCTTAATTCCCAACGATCAAACTTTATAGTTTTATGACTTTGGTATAGATCTACCCAACCATTATCGCTAAAAACTTGGAAGCCTCTAAGTTCTATGCTTTCAATAAACTTTTCTCTTTTCGTAGCCTCCAAGCCTCTTTCATCTTCTGTTTGGTCTCTTCTGATTTTGGACGACCTTTTAATGACTCCTGTAGCTTTTTCTTCTGTTCTTTTGAGATAGACCTGCCCTTCGAATGGTGTGGTGTCATCTCGTAAAGAGCTTTCAGACTCTGACTTCTCTTTATATTTGACTCTTCTGTCTGACTCTTCCCTCTTTTTTGTAAGTTTGCCTCTTTTACTTTCTGTGAAGTTGCCATACTCTGAAGTCTCTTCAAGCGGTTTGAATCTTCCGACCAATGAAGTTTCATCGACTCTGATATAGCTTTCTTCTGTTCTTCCGTGCGGATTTTTCCCAGAAAGCCACGTGGATGAGGGTGTTCTAAATCCCAGGTCTTCCCATAGAAGGGATTCTTTTCTCCCTTCATGGTTTCCGACAGCATTCTTGTATAGTCCCCTTTCATTTTCTCGTAAATATGGGACGACTTTATTAACTGTTGATCTCTGGTATGAGACATCATCCATATTGCTCGAAGCATCTTCTGGTGTTCGATTGATCCTTTCAGGAACATTTTGCTTAAAAGGAGGTGTGCAACATAGTGCTCCCGGAGAGAAAGGATCACCATATTCTCTGGTAAGTTTGTTCCACCAAGACTCTCTGGTAATATGTGATGTGCTTCCCCAGAGTTCAATGAATCTATTTGCCTCTTCCTGATCAAAGCAAAGTATGTCTTTGTATATTTGTTGTCCAAAGGTTTCATAAGTCTCTCCAAATAAGTACAACGACCTGTACCTATTTATAAAAGTAAACACCTTGTGAACGGTTTTTATCTTTAATGTCTGGGGAGTTGAGTCTAGAAACTTGATGTTAACCGGAGTATCTTCTGATACACACTTCCCGGCCTGACGGGACGTGGCAAAGATGCAGTATCTCTCCTGCTGCATCGAGTGAAGCATCTCTACCTGATAGTCATACGGCTCGAACGGGATCAGGCCTCGGTCGACGTTCACGATCTTCATGTACCGCTTTACAAAGTACACAACGTCCTGAGAGCACCTCACCCACTCCTGGACCATCTCGGGTGTCCAGTTGACTTGAACTCCGGATCGCTTGAGGTTGGGGTTGCCGTTGTAGAACCTTAGGTTGTTGATCGAAGATTGTTCGGTCATTTTATCAGTTGACTTTTTGCTTCAAGTTGGTATAATCATCTATGAGTTTAAGGTAATGTTATTTGGTCTTTAGTTCGGATATTACTTTTGCAAGGTCTGCGGTGGACCCGACAAAAAGGTTGTTTGTCACTGACTTCTTTCCCTCATCACTGTTAGGCATGTCAGGCTTGTCTATCTGCCTGATGTCCTTCTGTATCTCCAGAAGGTGCTTACTGGCGTTCACGGCCGTGTCCATGAGCTTTGCGAGGACCTCAAATGCCCTAGGGTTCTGTGACTGGTCTGCAATGACTGCCAGCTTTGCAATGGCGTCGTTGGCGTTCTCGACAACTTCTCTGACGTTGGCCCTTGCAAATGTAAAGTCCTCACGGGCCGAATCGTCGTGCACCTTGGCCAGTATTGTCGATACTGCAGTAGTATGGGACTGCATCGGATTCAGTCCAAATGCCTTGTCAAGAGGATTTTCATCAGACATAGGGTGAGCCTTATTTATCGCTCTTCTTCATTAGCCCTCAATGAACTCGGGCGGCACGTGCTTCTTGAACCTGATCTCTGTACCGGTGTAGTACACCCTACCGGGCTTACCTGGATTGGCTCTCTTCCACCTGTTGTGCTCACCCCTGTCAGTCATCCTCAGCCTTGCATCCTTCAGGTCATTCTCTTTGTCCTCAGCGCCCATATTGCCGCCCATCTTGTGGTCCATGTGCTCCTTGGCCCACTCCATCGGGATCTTCATCTTGACGACGGCTCTCTCGTTGTGAGGAGTACTGACAACTTTAGCGCCAGCCTTCCTGAAGCTTGCTTCACCGCCGCCTCCAGACATCGAGGCGTATGCATGAGCCGTGTGTGGGTCATGGGTGACTGAGATCATCCCTGTCTTTGGATCAGGCCTATTCAGACCGTGCTTGAGCATGCTGGGGATGTTCTTTTCATGGGTGCCGTGGTACACGACCATGTGATCCCCGTCCTGGTGCCAACCCGGATCTGCATTTTTATCGAACGGTAGCTTTGGCTTAGACTCTGAGGCTTCCGTTATGAACTGACTGAATCTTAGCATTTAAGTGAATTCCTTGGGGTCTTCAATTGTCACTACAAAGCCGAAGTGGTCTGTCGCTAGTATCTCGTCGACTGGTACCGATAGGCTAGAGTTCGACGTTGGTGACCCGTTTGCCAGTAGACCGGGTTGTATGTTGATCTGAGCGACCGGATCCGCCTCTCTATCTATCTCATTGTATAGAGGGGTGATCACGTACTTGATGATCTTCGGTGTCTTTACAGGTCCGTATAGGTATCCCTTGAGTGTAAAGTCCAGAGTCCAGACCATTAATCTTCTCTGTTCAAACTCACCCTCGTACACGTCATCCAGGTTGACTCTGTTGAGTATCACTGGTATATCATGCTTTATGTCCATCTCTGGAATCAGTAGGGCTGTAACGGTCCAATCTGGTGTAAAGTAAGGCAGAATCTGCTCTACAATTCTGGTGCCGTCCTCGGCATTCTTGACAAGTATGCTCAACTGAAACCCAATGTTGTAGGCCACGGGCATGTACTGTCTGCGTCTCTTTGACCTGTCATCTGGGTCGTTGTAAAAATTCTTATTGACAGTTTGTAACTTTCTAGAACCGTCATAGTCAAAGCCGGTCATCTCAAACGTCATCATAGGCAGCGGATACGTGGCCGTTGGACGATCAATGTTGGGGTCCTGAAATACCCTTGTCAGAGCCTTGTCTTTTGGTCCGTACGTGATAGGCACTCTTATCTTGGACACTTCGGCACCTGCGCTGTTGAACCGCTCGATATAGATGTTATTGAACAGCGTACCGAATGTGATGATGTACTTGCGGATCAGATTGAAGTAGAAAGGATTTGTCGAGAACATTAAAAATTGTCCTCCGCAAATGGGTTGCGTTCCGTGAAGTCAATAAAGTCATTTGAACCAAGTGGGAAGTTATCTGTTCCGTCTTGGATGGCGTCATTGTCAGATGCAGGATTTATGGTCGACATGTCATAGTTCTCGTTGACAATTGTCTGGCTGGATCCATCAATCAGCAGGTTACCGGACTCGT